ATCGCGGCGATATCTTCGGCCAGAACGTGCATGCCGTTCTGAAATTTCGCCATCCGATCAGGATTTTGGATCAATTCTTCGAAGCTGTCGACCCAGGCTTTAGCCATTTCGCCGACAGCGGTCGTGATCGTGTTGATGGAGTCCTTGATCGCCGGACCGTTGGCCTCAATGAATTTCTTAAATTCTTGGAAAGGCCCGTCGAGCGCTTTCATGAGTTTTGTGAACAGGTCGTCGGCGATGACGCCGATGTCGTTTCCGACCCGGCGCCACGTCGTCATGAAGGCGTTGGCGTCGACCGCGGCCTTGTCCGGGTCGAAACCGAAGCGCTTACGCGCATCGGCTGCCTCGTTCATGTTTTGAAGCAATTGCGGGTCGCGCATCGCCAAGAATGTGCGCTCATCCAGACCGATAGATTGGCGGTATAGTTCCGCTACCGCCATCGGCATTTGCTGGAATTTCGCCAGCTTGTCGGCTTGGACCTCAAGATGGCCGTTGATCTTGTTCAGACCAAAGCCGAGCGCGTTCAGGTATGCGATGTTGCCAGGATTTTCGCGGAGCTTTTGCCCCATAGCCTCAAGCGAGGCTTCCGCGGATTCAGCCGACCCGCCAAGCTGCTTGACCGCATAACCGAAGTCGCGGATCGTCGCGGCGGTCGCGCCTGTGCGCTGCGCGGAAAAATAGAGCCTGTCAAAGGTCTGCGCGACGTCCGCAATCGCTTCCGCCGCCTTGCGCGCGAGCGCCTCCAGAGCGTCGGCGAGAAGCTTTGCCTGTATCTCAGCGCCCCTCAGCGCCTTGATGAATCGATCTTGTCCTTGCTCGTCGACCTTCCATCCGAGGCTGACGAGAAAATCACGAATCGTGTCAGCCATTTGCGTCCTGCTTGTCCCGGCCTTATGTCTTGCCGGCCAACAGGAGGGCCGAACATGCGTGCTGTTGTTGTAATTTTTGTGCTAATGGCGTCATCCGGCGCCTTTGCTGCCAGCGAAGGTATTCCAGAAGTCGATGTAGGCGCCGTCTGTTCGCAGCATTTCCAAAACAAAAGAGAAATGATAAATTATTGCGTAGAGAAAAATCAGACGAGTTACGATTATTTGAAACTGTTTGAATGGGCGCGTGCTTCAAGGGAAGCCCGGCAGAAATGCTTACCACAAATGGCCCAAGCATCGGGAGGTTACAGCCCCTTCGCCTACTATTACCTTGAGGCATGTATTAACAGTTGGCGGCCTGTAGATGAGGCGAATCGATTGCGAAACGGGACTTCTGTTTTCCAGCCCTAACGCCCGGCCTGGACAGCCGCCCGCACGCGCTCCGTGTTCTCGGCCTTCGCGTCAAGCATATCGTTCATCAGCGCGATATCGTTCAAGCCGAGCGTCCCGTCGAGCAGGCTTTCGTACTTGCAGTACCCGGCGTCGACGGGACGCAAAAGCCAATCGAGATTGTCCGGCAGGCGAACAGGATCGAAGTTTACGCCGCTGCCCCGCCGAGTAAACCGGAGAGGCTTGCGGGCAAAAAACTCGCGAACGTCTCCTGCAGCGCCAGGGCAACAATGCGGATCATCAGCGAGAAATCGTTGTTGATTTCCTCGAACATGGAGCGGTTAGCTTCCGCGCTCCATACGCGCGCCCAGCCTTCTTTCCCGTCATCCTTGCGGTCGACGATATCGAGGCACGTCGAGACGATCATGCGCCGATCTTCGTCGGACATTTTCGCGATCTCGCGCGAAACCGGCGTGATGATCTGCCCGAGGCGGTCGAGCGGGAGCGAAGCCATGCCGCCGATCCCGCCGCGTTTCAGTTCCGCCCACAAAGGCGCCAACTCGCCGATGCCACTCGCGAGCAGCGGCATGATCTTGGACGCGACCGACATTTGCTTGAACGCGTCCATCTTGCGCGCGACGCGATAGGTCGCGCCGCCGATCTGCAGGGTTGCCATTTACGCTCCCCTTAGACCGAGCCGGTCGATTGGTAATTATTTCCCAAAATTTGCTCGGACGCGATGCAGTCGAACGCCCACACGTTCAATCCGCCTTCCGCCTTGTAGCCAAGATCGGTCTGCTTCACGAAGGCGCAGCCCGTGAGCACGATCGAGTCGCCCGTGACGGCGTTCGTGATCGTGATCGTGTTCTGCCCCCAGTAGGCGCTCGAAACCGACTGATGGCGATACAGCGCGTTCATCTGCGCGTTGCCCGTTCCCGTCTTGAGCAGCGAGACGGTGACGCGCGCCGCGGTCGACGCGCGCAGCGAGTGCATGCCGTCGCCGGCCGCGCCGACCATCATCGTGTTCTTGTCGGACGCCTGCGAAAGCGTGAGACCCTCGTCGGACAGGCCCGCGGACGAAAGCGAGAAGTTTCCGCCCGGACCTTGGATCGACGCGTTAACGTCAAGGAAGGTGTAGCTCCCCGTTTGCACGGTCATTTGTTTGTTCTCCAACTAAGTGTGATTGGTTGATCGACGTTATGCGTGGTAGAGTTCGGTCAACCAATAGGAGATTGATCGTCGTGGAACCTTGGCAGCTTTATTGCGCGACTTCGCCGAGCGGCAAGCGGTATTTCGGCATCACTTCTGTCGGTCTGGCGCTACGGGAAAAGCGACACAGAGACACGGGCGCGAAATACCAAACCATCTTTCACAAGGCGCTCAAGAAATACGGCAAGGCGATGGTTTTCGAAACGTGGGTCGTCGGCGAGCGGGACTATATCCACGAGCTAGAAATCAAGGCGATCGCGCAATATCAAACCACGGACCGCCGTTTTGGATACAACCAATGCCTCGGCGGGAATCTGAGCCCGATGCTTGTTCCCGAAATCCGCGCGCTGGCGGGGGCCGCGAACAGAGGACGCAAGTTGACGCCTGAGCATATTGAGAAGGCTACCCGACACACGCAAACCCAGGAATTCAAAGAAGCATCATCCGCTCGGCTCAAAGAGCAGCGAGCCGAACACGAGGAGGCCCGCCTTGAAGGCATCCGACGATCAAGCGCCGACCCGGAAGTGAAAGCCGCGCGGCAGAAACGCGGTGCCGAACGCTTTGCGATCCTAAACGCCGACCCCGAATTCCAGGCGGCAGATTTGGCGAGAAAACTAGCGCGCAACAATGACCCTGAGTTCCAAAAACTAGCGACTGCCGGGCTTCGCGAAGCTTGGGCCAACCCTGAATTCAGAGAGCGAGAAAGCAAAAAGATGAAAGACATATGGGCCGACCCGGCGTATCGCGCAAAAATGAGCGCGGAGCGAAGCGCTAGGTTCAAGAAGATGTGGGCCGATTACTACGCCGACCCAATCAATAATCCTTGCCCTAAACCCAAAAGAAAACCCAAATAAATCAAGGATTTACATTCAATAATACGTTTACAGTCTGTACTGCGCCGCTCAGTTTGACCGCGACCTGAAATGGGACGGAGACGCGTTCCTCACGAAGATTTTCGGCCTGCGTCGCGACCGGCGGAAAGTACACGTAGTACCCCTTACTAAGTGTGCCGCCCTGCGCAAGACTTCCGAAGCCGGATGCGTTCCATTGGCCGGGCGCGAGCAGTCCGTTGTTGATGCCAGCCTCGCACGCCTGCGCGATCGTGTTGGCGATCAGGTCCGAGCCCGCGTCTGTCTGCGGAACCTTCGTCGTGGTCGTGTAGAGCAGATTGAAGACGTCGGTCTGGATCTGATTCTGAAGCCAATCGACGCCCTGGACTTCGTCGAACCAATAGCCGTTCGTCATCTGCCCATTCCAGAGCATGACGGCGCCGTTGTTGACCTTGATGTTGACGTTGCCGCCCTTGGCGACCAGCGTCGCGAACTGCGTCTCGTTGAGGTTCTCGCCCTGGAGGCCCGGCGCCTGCTTATAGGCGAGGGTGATGGTCGAGTTATTGGCCTCGAAATCGACCGTGAAGCCGCGGCCGAACATGGTCGCCACGGCATAGGGGTTGTAGCCGGAATACAGCCAAAAGATGCGGCGATTGTTGATCGACTGCAGCACGCTCGCGAGGTCGCTGGTCTGCGTCGGATCGAGGCAAGCGGTGTTGGTGATGGTCGTGCCGAAGATGCGCGTGCGCGAGCCGGCCTGGATAAACGCCGCGATCCCGAGATAGTCGGCCTGCTGGAGCGC